CACGCTGCAGGTCGCTATCAGATCATCGGTAGGACGCTGAAGAGCCTAATTGATAATGGAGCTGCAGGCCTTACTCCAAATGATCGTTTTGATGGCGCTAACCAAGATGCGCTTGCAGTAGCACTTGCTAGACGGAGACTGAATCAAGGCAACGCCATGACTGGTCTTCGTAACGAATGGGTAGGACTGGACAAGGTATCTGATGCAGTGCTACTGAGAGCTATTGATCAGTTGAAGTCAACCTCTCCATTCAATAATCCTGTCAATATGCTTCCCCGCCTTGTGTATCGGATCGGCAGTCGTGGATATGGGTCTACGGGTCCTCATCTTGATGTCAAGCCCGTAACGCCAGGCACAACTCAAACCAACAGGAACCTGCCTCCTATCTCACAAACTGAGCTGGATCAGTATGTTGTTGTTGGATCCGATCGTCAGCCGCTATCCAGGGGTACGGTGACGACAGATAATGATGCAGCACATCGAAATCGTGGTAGCTTTGGTCATGACTTTGCTGCACCTGATGGTACTCCCGTGTTCCTTAAGAATGGAGCAAGGGTTGTAGGTACCTTCAAGGGCGATGGAGGTACAGACCGTACGATCATTGAACTACCCGATGGGCGTCGTTATCAATTCCTCCATGGTCTAAACGCCTAATTACTACGGTAAGAAATGATTGATCCCAGCGCTGTAGATACTCAGTATCTCCAGGGTAATGCAGACCTAACTGTAGATGCCCTTAAGCGAGAAGAAGAAGAAAAGAAGAAGGCAGAGGAACAAGCTCGTATTGCTGCTGAACAAGCGGCTCAACAAGAAGCTCTTCGCAAGGATAGCCACGCTGCTAAACCAGCTAGTCAGTTTGGTGCAGCAGAGAACATGAAAGAGATCGGTAACGCCTTAGCTGGTGGTGTCCGAGATACTGTCAGTTCTTTTGCTACTGCTCCTGAGCGTGCTGCTGATATGGTAAATGGCCAGATGCAAGAGCACGGGAAGGACTACCGACCTGATTGGAACCCTTTGGGTGGTGACTACAACCCAATTACTAAGACTTGGTGGGGTAACTTCATTAGAGGTGGTGTCCACTTCGGTACAATGGGACTTGCTCTCATTGGTGCATCTAAGATCCCTGGTGTAAATAAAGTCGTTGGAAGTGTAGCAGGTACAGCAGCTGGTAGAGCAATAGCTGGTAACACAGTCGCCAGAGCGGCTGCTATTGGTGCTGCCTCCGATGTCATATCTGAGTACTCCCAAGGTGACAATGCCATGGGAGCCTTGGCTAAGCGCTTCCCTCAGCTGAATAACCCTCTTGCTACCCAGGATGCAGATCACCCAATTGTCAAGACATTCAAGAATGTCGTAGAGGGTATCGGCATTGGTATCGTTGCTGATGGTGTCGCAGTTGCTATCGGCAAAGGTCGTGATGCTCTTGGTCGTACTGCTAAGCCGGATCGAGCAGCACTCGCTGTGGCAGATGCCAAAGTAGAGAAGCTACGTGCAGCTGCTGAGGAGACCGCTAAGGCAGCAGTGGATAAGGCACTGCGTCAAGAGACTGCTCAACGTCTCTACCGTGAAGGTATCGACTTCAACAAGCTTTCGCCTGAAGTACAGATTGAGCAGATGACCAAGGTTGCTAAGCGACTCAAGGCATTCGCTAGTTGGTCAGCTCCTGGTGAGGGCAACGTTTCTCGTGCTCTTCGTAAGGCAGAAGAACGTTCTATCGACATTGAAGATCAGGTCCTAGAGAAGGCTGTTCTGGAACTTGATGACCCTAACTTCCGTGGTCATAAGAACAAACCCATCGCTGACCCCTGGCAAGGCTCACCAAACTCCACTGGAAAGGCCTATGACATCTCCAAACAGCTCAAGCGTACAACCAGAGAGTGGGGAGCTGAAGACGGCTCTACGGACTCCCTAGTGACTCCTGCTGCAGCTGAGCGTATGGCGATGACTGCAGACATGGATGGGAAGGATCTCAGGGCAGTTGCTAAAGAGCTACTTGGTGATGCTCGTATGAACTCACTGATGGCTGAGCTCAAGGCTAACAAGGTCACCTTTGAGGAAGCCTTTAGTGATGCTCTTGAGAGGATGCAAGAGGTGATGGGCCGTGATGCAGCAGCTATGACTCCTGAGGAGTTCTGGAAGCCTATTTTTGAAGATCAGACATTCCGTACTGGTGGCAAGAATAGCCTTGAGGCTTGGGCTATGGAGAACGTGGTTGCTGCAGATCTAATCAATGGATCTCTGTTTAAGCAGCTTCGTGACCTTGGAGTTGCAGGTCGTGAGTTGAAAGACATTGCAGATCTGATGGATACCGATGGTCCGTTCAAGACCATTGCTGATCGGTTGATTGTTGGCCTCACTAACGTCAAACGATCTAGATACTTGATCTCTGATGAGTTCCGCTCACTTCAACTGAATGATCCAAACAAGGCTGCTCGTCAACGGACTCAACGCCTAGCTGAGATTCACGATGAAACAAAGACAGCTGTTCAGACCATGGCTGAGCTTGCTGCACAGTCCCCCACTGATGACTTCCTTCAAGCAGTCTTGGAGGCATTCTCAATGTCGAACAAGATCAGCAACTGGACTGATTTCGACAACTACATGCGTAAGAGTCTGCTAGGACAAACTACAGAAGAAGGCGTCCGTAAGACAGGTCTTCTGGTTAAGGAGCTGGAGACTGTAATGGTTCACAGCATCCTCAGCGGTCCTAAGACTCCTGTACGAGCAATTATGGGTACAGGTACCGCTACGTTCCTCAGGCCCATTGCAACGGCTATGGGAGCTGCTATGCGGTTTGATGGGGATACTCTCCGCACATCCCTGGCATCAACCAACGCAATGGTTCAGGCAATCCCCGAAGCATTCAAGTTGTTCAATACAAAGCTCAAGGCGTATTGGGCTGGTGACATTGCTGACATCCGGACACGGTTCTCTGAGTACAACGCTAAGCAAGAGCAGTGGGATCTACTTGGTCACTGGGCAGAGACTAGGGGCACTCAGTCTGAGAAAGCTGCCTACCGTATTGCCAACATGGCACGAGCACTTAATGACAACTCGTTCCTGACCTATTCAACCAAGTTGATGGCAGCAACGGATGACACCTTTGCGTACATCCTTGGTAGGGCACGCCTTCGTGAGCTTTCTCTTCGTGAGGCTATGGATGCACAGCGTAGTGGTGATGTCGTAGAAATCAAACCTGAGTTGATCCAAGCATTTGAAGATCGTCTTTACAGCAAGGTGTTCGACGAAGAAGGTAATATCACTGATGCTGCCGCTGCCTTTGCCAAGAAAGAAGTCACCCTAACCAAGGACATCTCTGGATTTGCTGCTGGGCTTGATAAGGTCTTTTCTGCTCATCCTTGGGCTAAACCATTTTTCCTGTTCGCTAGGACTGGTGTAAATGGTCTGGAGTTAACTGCGAAGCACACTCCATTCTTTAACTTCCTAGTTAAGGAATGGAATGACATTGCCTTTGCTTCAGCTGATGACTTATCTTCTGTTGCTAAGTACGGCATTGAAACAGCAGAAGACCTGGCTAATGCTAAGGCTCTTCAAGCTGGTCGCCTTGCTATTGGTAGCTCTGTCATCTTTATGGCTGGCCAGCAGTTCATGGCTGGTAACCTGACTGGGAACGGTCCTCAGGATCGTCAAAAGAGAGCACTCTGGGAAGATGCTGGATGGAAGCCACGCAGTATCCGTATTGGTGATGTCTGGGTTGGCTACGACGCCTTTGAACCCTTCAACCAGATCCTTTCCTCTATTGCCGACATCGGTGACAACATGGAGCTGATGGGTCCTGAATGGGCTGAGCAGAACCTCCTTAAGCAGTCTCTTGTTATTGCTCAGGCAGTTACCAGTAAGTCTTACCTTGCAGGTATTAGTCAATTCGTTGACCTGTTCTCTGGAGATCCTAAGGTTGGTGCTCGTATCATCGCCGGACTTGTCAACAATACTGTACCCCTTGCTGGATTACGAAACGAGATCGGCAAGGTGATTACTCCATATACTCGTGAGTTGTCATCCTCATTCTGGGATGCCATCCGTAACCGTAACCTTGCTTTTGAGCAGCTGACCAGTGAGCCTCTCCCCATTAAGTATGACTTGCTGACTGGTAAGCCTATCCGTGATTGGGACTTCCCAACTCGTATGTTCAATGCCCTCAGCCCTGTTCAAATTAACCTGGATAATGGCCCCGGCAGAACCATGCTGTTCAACAGTGGTTACGACTTGAAGCTCTCCACTTATTCCACCCCGACTGGTGTGTCTCTTGCTGACAACGCCAAGGTACGCTCACTGTACCAACGTGCAATCGGCAACCAGAACCTAGAAGAGAAGCTGAATCAACTTGCTGCTCGTAGGGATGTTCAGGCGTCCATTGCACAGATGGATTGGGATCGACGCAATAACCGTCGATTCCTTGACCCCATGAAGTCCTACCTCCACACTGATCTGATTCGTAATGCCTTTGATGACGCTCGTCGTAAGGCATGGGCTCAGATTCAGAATGATCCTGATGTCCGTAAGGCTGTGGCTTCTAAGAAGGCTAATGACCTTGCTGTCGTCAATACCCGTGCTGGTAATTACACTGCAGCGCAACAACAGGCACAACAATTCCTACAACTTCGGAATAAGTAGTAATGGCCGTTACTCAGAATACTTACACAGGGAACGGGTCAACCGTTCTCTATTCATTTACATTCCCATATCTTGATGCGTCTCACGTAAAGGTTGAGATCAACGGGACGCCTACAACTGCATACACACTAGCCAACGCTACCACTATTCAGTTCAATAGTGCTCCATCTAATGGAGCTGCTATCCGTATCTACCGAGAGACAACTGACACTGAGCCGGTATCTACCTTCTATCCTGGATCAGCTATCAGGTCTCAGGATCTGAACGATAACTTCCTGCAGTCTCTCTACCTTACTCAAGAGACGGAAACCCTTGCTACCAACCAAAGTACTTCTGGTCTCCAAGCACAAATCACGGCAGCGACCAACACTGCAAACTCTGCCATCACCACGGCAAACATTGCCAGCAGTAACGCAACTGCTGCCACTAACACTGCTAATACGGCACTCAGTACAGCTAATGGCATCTCTGCTACAGCTAACGCTGCAATGCCAAAAGCTGGTGGGACATTTACTGGTGATGTCATCTTCAACACCACAACTTCAACCACGATTCCTGTAGGTACTTCAGGTCAACGGCCTGGTACTCCTGCTGCAGGCATGATCCGTTTCAATAGCTCTATTCTTCAGTATGAGGGCTACAACGGTACTGCTTGGGGAACGATTGGTGGTGGTGCAAAAGGTGGTGGTACGGATCAGGTCTTCATTGAGAATGATAACACCATTACCACCAACTACACCATCACAACCAACAAAAACGCTGTTACCGCTGGTCCAGTGACAATTAACAATAGCATTGTAGTCACTGTTCCCAGTGGCTCTACTTGGGTCATCGTTTAACGGAGGGATAGATTATGCCAATTACATTTAACGGTTCAGGTACTGTCACTGGAGTGACCCCTGGTGGTTTGCAGGATGGAGCTGGTCCTGTTCTAATGACAGCTCAAGCTAGTACATCTGGTACAGCGATTGACTTTACCGGCATCCCCAGCTGGGTGAAGCGGGTGACGGTGATGCTGAATGGGGTGAGTACGAATGGGACAGCGTTTGTCAGAATCCAACTTGGTACCGCCGCAGGTGTTGA